ATCACATGTCCTTCAACTACATCTGCTCCTCCATCTTCGTTCCACAATGGTTCTTGTTGTACAGACAGTTCTTCATCTAAAACTGCTTTGCCAAACTCTAATAATTTATCACAAAACGATTCAGGAACAAATCCTTCCCAAATACCAATGAAGTCAGTAAAATCTGCTTGAGTTAATTTGGGATCCCGCATCAACTCAAGTGGTCTATATGGTGCTAATGAAGTCATATCAGAATGCTTTAATCAAGTATTTAACTTTCATGAATGGTTCGACAAGATGAACCTGTCTGTTAGGCGAGAACTTAACTGAAGGAACAGGTTTCTTGATGTTAGTATTTAGGGTGAATGTTCCAGCGTTCAAATTATATCCTACTGCAGGAACAAATCCACCACTAGTAAATACAGACTGATTGTTATTATATGTTAGAACAATTTCTTCATTAGCACCAGTTGTGGTTCCTGCAGGAGCAATAGCGTTGACTTGTAATAACCTATTAGATGGTTTATTTCCCGCATAATCGATGGGTAGCTCACCTAGATTGACCCATTCAATAAATGTAAGTTCATCACCTACTGTATAACCACTTCCAGGATTTACAACACTATTGATCGCAATTCTAGTACGGTTATATTCTCCTGCAGGATCAGTTGGTTTTCTTGTAGGACCATAGGTAACAGTCGCCTGGAATCCACTTCCAGTAGTGTTAGTTCCTGGTAGTGCAATAAAGTTATATGTGTCCGTGAATTCAAGGTCTTCTAAATCTACTCCAGGATATGCATTTTGCCAGAAACTACCACCATTTCTATATGACCATTGTTGGGGAACAAATGATTTATAATAACCATCAACAGATTCTGGATTGTCTGGAGTCCATCGCTGCCACAAACCAAATCCAGTAACAGCACCCTCTGCACTATCACTACCTAATCCTTGTCTTGAGTTTGTAGCAGAACCACTCATGTTACCATAAGAAAATTCTGCGGTAATATCAGTGACAGGAGCAAGAAGCATTAAGTGAGAGTGAGTTTCAGTATTGTCATCAGTATCAGATTCAATGATGGGTGGCGTATACGCATCTACTCTCCATGAAGTCTGATTAACATCAATAGCAGCAGAAGTTTTTACCTGACCAGCACCACCGCCACCACCAGAGAGACCAGAAGTTTCTTGTGGATATTTCAGGGAGCCATCATTACCAACATTTTCGAGATAGACATCATCAAGATCATCATAAGGAGATGCAAACCATACTTTTGCTTGTAATACTGCCCAAGATTGTGGATTGCCATTTGATCCCGCCCAACCAGAAGCAAGTGAAATTACTTCTGCTTCTAAGGAGTGATCAGCACCTACATTAGTGCGATAATAGTTATCCCAAAAATTCTTGAAATCTGTAGATCCAGTATAACCTTCTAAAGCCGTAATCCAGTCGCTAAACCAGTTTGCTTTCTCTGTTTCATCACCCGATGACCATGGTTCGTCTCTTCTCGTACCATCATCTGCTGCACCTCTTTGGTCTCCGTAGAAGATAGAGTTGTCACCATCAGGAGTATTACTATTAGTAGTTTTAGCATTAGCACTCCATCCATTAGCATGTTGAGCAACTCTAGTTTCCCAAGGAATCAATCCAATACCACCAGATGGATTTGTTCGTGCGGAAATGTAAAAATGTTGGTGAACAGGAACATCTACCAAAGTATCAAGTATAGGACCAATAGTAGCACTCACCTGACCATTTACCTGAAACTCGATATCAGCTTCAATTGGTTCATTTACAATAGTTTTAACTGTGCCTAGACTAAAGAAGTTACTCGTTATACCAGAAGTATCAGATGCATTATCTCCAATAATCTGTTCAAAAGGATTGTCACCAGCAACATCTACCTTATCGATATACCACCATCCACCAGTGTGATCTCTTCCAACTTCAGTAAATTCTGTAGTTGGCAAGCGAGCAGATGAGGGTTTGTTACCATCAACAGGACCAGTACCTGCCAACTTTCTTGCTCTATAATCAGGCACATTAAATTGACCTGCAGCTGTTCTAGTAGTAACTCCAGTCGCTTCGTCTACAACATATGTTAGGCTACCATCCCCACCATATGTATTTCCAATAACTTCAAACAAATCAGGCAAATCAGCAACATTAAATGCTTCGCCATTGCACTCAAAATAACCAGGATATCTAGAATCTAATTTACCTCTTGCACTGCTTCCGACAAAATCACCATATCCATAGTTATCAGTAGAATTGTTAGCAATAGATCCAGCATCTTTTAAAACTGTGATAACTGTGCCGATTGCATATCCATCGTCTTTAGCTTCTTGTAAATACTCGGTGTTATTACTATCTTTTTTAACTATAGCATTCTTTTTGCTGTACCAACAACCAGAAAGTGCTGGAGCTGGTGGTACTGTAGAATATACACCAACAGACCAAGTAAATGTTCTAGGAGTTCCTGTAGCGGTTTCACCAACAGTAACAGTTGTCGATACACTACCACCTAATGTAGCTGGTGTATCAATATAGATCTGGAAGGTCGAATTGGAAGGTGTAAATGTCCTTGGTCCTTCAACTGGGGTATCAAAGTCAATCGAAAGTTTCGCACCACCAGTTGCATTAAGAGTGATGTCCTCATTAATAGATCCAGCAGTAATAGTAACAATATTACTTACTTCTGTGCTGCTAGGTGGTCTATTTGTTAGAGAGGGTGGTACAGTAAATTCAGCAACCTTATCTGGACCAGTAGCATTAGTAATTTGCCATTCAGAAAGAGCAGAACCCGCAACAGCAATAGTAGTTCCTACTTTATCACCATATTCAGGTCCAGATTGATTGTAAATTACAATTTGATCGCCTTTGGCAACATATGTAGGAAATGTTCCAATAGAACTTTCCCCACCATCATTAGCATAAATTACTTTGATTCTAGCATTGGCAGCATCATCACTAGCAACCAAAGTAACAGGGACCTGCACACCAGGATCCATACCAGCGATACCTCCAGATGGAGATGGTGCAGAAGCAACCTGAACACTCCTTAATGGACTGGTGACATTAGCAATCGTAAATGTATTTGGTGTATCATCTGGATAGTTTCCAGTAGTGACCACCCAAGTAGAACCAGCTAGTTCATCACCAATAGCTAAAGTAACAGTCTTGGAAGCACTAGCAGTTGCAAGGCTTCTAGCTTTCAACTGCAAATACTGACCATTTTCAATTTCTGGATTAGTTGAAGATAAGACGAAAGTTACGCCATCTAGAACATCATATCCTTCTGCATTTGTGGTTGTAGCATTACTATTAGAAATACCAATTTCCGCTGCCAGACCTGTTCCTACAACAGCAGTACCACTTAAACCAGTTATTTGTAAAACTTCACTGTAAACATCACTATCTGGAGGAACATTACCTATGTCAGTAAAATTCGGGAAGGGTGATGGAATGTTAGGTGGATTTACTCCCGTTTTAATAATCCACCTTTCAGTTCTAGTTCCAACTTGTAAATCAATGTGCCTCTGGATTGCTTCTAGGTCAGCACTCTTTAACCTAACTTGTAATTTATCTGTGTTGGATACTTTTTGAGATCCATCAGGAATAATCCAAGATCCATAAGAACCTTCTCCTTGACTGACTCTCTGAATACGTACTGCATACAAGTCAGTGGATACAGCGTTCCAGTTTGAAGATACCGCAACAATAGCTTCAGATGAGTCAGTTAAACCCGTAACTACGATTGGGTCTTCTCCTTGTCTACTACCATCTGCCCACACAAACAAGGTGTCGAGAGCAGCAGGGTCAACAGGTACAAAGTTAAATGGTGCAGGAGAAAAATCTTCTGGAACAGTAGAGATGTACCAAATTGTCGTTTGGTCACCAATTTTAACCGTTACACTTTGGGTTGAATCCCAAGCGTCAGGCGCTTTAAACTTAAGGCGAATAGTTTGCCCTTCGCTTACATATACTGGTGTAGTTCCGAACGAAAACGTCATTTATAGCAGGCGATGGTCACAATTTCTGTAGTATTTATCAGATCTGTCGAATGTTTTGATATGTTCCGTCGTCGATCTGAACTTGAATGGGAGAACTAGATTTAATTTCAACTGGAATGTCA